TTATCACCTGTGTTTTTCCAATCAATAGTAGTGTCAAGTCCAACCAGCTCTTCCTGCTTTTCGTTCGCAGTAATTTTCCTACGCGTAAACTTACTTGCAGGAACTCTATAAGCAAGTTCACTTTTAGGTCTGTCCATACCATCTTGTATCGGTTTAAAGAAAAACGGATAATTGATAGATATTGGAACAACTTTATCGGTAAACATTTTTTTAGCATCAGCACCACTCTTAGATAGTATTCCATATCTAGAATCACTTGATATAGTAGCTAAGTTAACTGTTTCAGCAGAACTCATAAACGAAAAACCACTACGCCTGTTTTTTAAATAACACATACCATAGCAACGTTTATCAGCTTTACACGCCTCCCAAAATATAAAGAACAATCTGTTGGCTTCTCTAAAATCTGGAGCGCCAACATCAATTTTACTCCATTGCAAATACATATAATGACTACCTGTTATGTAAGTAGGTTCGTCATTGTTCATAAACCAAAAGCCTTCATCTCTACGTTTAAACTCTTCGTCTATAAAATCATACCACTGATCTTTGCTTTCTTCTGGATAAGCTCTCCAGTCAAAGATATTTTTAAGTTTATTTAACTCTTTAGGGTATTCTATTTTTTGCCACTTGTTGTTGTGCACGTGCACTGCTTGCGGTTTAGGTGGCAACCCAATTCGCAAACCTTGTATCTCCAGTATCTGTCCAATTTTTCCAGTTTTTGAGATAACCACAATATCATGTTCTTTATTGTATCCATATTCCCATTTACGTTTTTTGTTAAGTCGACTTATTGTAGTCTTCTTAACTGGTTCAACTATTTTATATAAACTTTGTTCGTACATTACTTTGATCTGCCTTCCGCGAAACCTTTAAATACTCTTTCTTCTTTTTCTTCAGGTGTCTTTCCTTCCAAAATATTTTCTTCTTCTTGTACGCGGTTGAGTATTTCAAATGCATCAAATATAGCTAGCTTTTTAGTAGCCGCAGCATTTTTTAGTCGATCAGCAGATACATCATCTTCAGTGTTAGTGATAATTTGTTCTTCCGCAACTTTAATCAACTCATCAACCGCTTTTCGCCCAGCTAGGATTATACGCTTCTTCGTTTCCTTGATACTCATATTTAATTGTAATAAATTTATTCATAACCCTATAAAGCCTTGTATCATTAATAATAAACTCATAGGTTGAAAATGGTGTAAAGCCTACTAGCTCTTCTTTTTTATAAACTCCGTCAGTATATTTAACTATACCAATACAGCCTTCTTCTTCTCCTACAGCTAGCTTGTTTCTTTGTTTTATAGGTTGTACAAAACAATAACCACTACAAGCTTTCCACTCATCTTTTGACTTATATAGATATATTTGATCTTCTTTAACTAAATACGTATTTTCATTAAAAAAAGATCTACTATTTTTTTCTTTACCTTTTACATCGTGCCACCTTCTAAAAACATTGTGATGAACAATAACTTCATCATTTTTGCTTATACAAGTTTCAAATGCTGTTGGTGTAGACTTAACAATAGCGTGACGATTTATGAACTCGTGATTAAATATCTCTGTATTTAATATTAGTTCTTTATCACCAACTTTTTTACTATTATTATATCTACTACCTTTTGGTTCTATAACAAAATCAAAAGGCGCCTTCATTAATACTCTAAATTATATTCGACTGAAACAGCCATGTTCTTGTTAAAGTCTTTCCAAGGTATAACGACTTTATCTTTTCTAATATAAATAGAATATTTGTCTTTTTCTTCTATAATATCGCAAATAGTATGACCGCCATACACTTCTTGCCCAACAGCATAGTGCATGGCGTCATTCTTATAGTCTTTGCCGATACTAATCTTTCTTATCAGCTTCGACATCTTCTTTATAATTTATGGTACCATCTTGCATGTTTATATCATAAGTACCGTATTCTTTTTCAAAATCACTTTGCATAACTGTAACTCTGTCTCTAACAACGGTTAAGTTATGAAGTAAATCGTGTTTTCTAGATTCTGTAATACCTATATCCATCTGTAAGCGATGCATTGTATTAACTGTTCCTTGAAGATCTTTTAGTTGCTCTTCAGTAATTTTTTCTGGTTTAGCCGTAATTTCAATAACGTCTTTTACCTTTGGTGTTTTTCTTTTTGCCATTTTTTTTTATTTAATTAAATTAATATTATAAAGATATACTAGTTCTACTAGCTATATCGTTTCTTACATCTGCTGCACTTTCACTACTTAAAATACTGTTAAATATAACTACTTCATGTACTTCGGCTGAAGTTAAACCGTTAGATGAGGTACCTATTTGCTCAAAAGCAAAAGTACCAGAGCCTGTTCCAACACCTATTGAAGAACCGTTTCTTAATACTCTTATATCATTACTACCATCTCTAGTTACTTCTGCTATAGCCTTTTCTGTTCCAAAGCCTCCGCTTAAAGTTATATTAACAGTAGTACCACCGTTTTTCATACGGTAACTAGTAGCTGTACCACCTTGTGCAAATCGTATAAAGCTAGTATTGTTTACACTAGACACAAATGTTTCATTGCTTTGTTCTGATAAATTTAATACTACAAACATGTGATAAGCTCCAGTTAGATTAAATGTGCTAGCTAGGTCTAAGTTATCGTTGTTATTTGCATCAGTAACAAAAGCACCACCACTAAAACCACTACCCTCTTGAGCATCTGTAGTTTGTGAAGCGTGTCTATTATTACCAGACTGATCATCCCATTGTATACCATCAGTAATAGCTCCTTGACCGGTATTAAACGCTAACCATAATTGAGGACTTAGATCGTTTATATTAAAAGCAGAAGACACGTAAGGCATGCCTGATATACTATTTCCTAGTCCTAACATTTATTTCCCAAAGTAACAGATTACACCGCTTGCAGATGGCTTAAAAGCTGTCCATCTACCGTAGATAGTTATTCCAGCTGGAAATTCTTGCGAAGCGCAAGTTATACCTCCAGCGCCGTGCTGCTCATCAATAAAAACTAAAGCTTGATCACCTGTTGGTGTTATATCTGCAGATAATTTAACTTTACTAACCCCATCATAACCAATTACCTTTACTCCTTGCTGGTTTGGACCACTATATATAGGCACTGGAGTTTCAGCATCTATAGTCATAGCAGTAGCACCAGACTCATCTGCATCACCATTTACTAATAACACATATTGACCTACTTTTATTTTACTTGCTGGTGAAGCTACTGTTTCTAAAGTAACATCATCTCCCGCTGCTACATTTGTATCAGCGATCTCGCTTGAGTGTACACCATTAAAGTTAAAGTAGTTATTACCTGCTGCGTCTACATGATCACTTGTTGAGCCTGATATTGCAAAGTAACCAGGTCCTGTTGTATCTAGTTTTTCTGGCGTTAATACAGTTGGTGTATTTTTGTCTAAAAACTGAATAGCTATAATAACGTGATCTTTTGGAGGTACTATTACTTGAGCTATATCAGAGTAAGCACTACCAAGTTGACCAAAGCCATAAGCTACTTCTGTTGAATTTTGTCCCATTTTATTTTTCTTTTGATTGTTCGTTTTTCTTTGAGCTTCCACCGAAGAAGAAGTCTATAATTGTATTTACTTTAGCGCTCATAGCACCAAATATCGTTGATATAAAGCTGATTTCAAATTCACCTAGCTCTAAGCTTTTAGTAACAAAATACTTAAACATTACAAACGTAATACCAAAGTATGCTACAGTAAATAAAGTTGCTAATACTTTTTGAATAATAGCATCGTCTTTATACATATCGCGTGCAGACTTTCTGTCTTCTACTTCTTTAGCAAAAGCTTCACGCTCTGCTTCTAGTAATACAGATTTTAAAGCAAGTTTAGCTTCATCTCTCTCTTTGTCAGTTGTAATAACTTTATCGAGAATACCTTCTGCATTTTCTACGACCTTACCAAAAAGGCCACCTATTAAGTTGTTTATCATATCTTATTGTTTTCCCAAGGAAGCTCTCTACTACCTTCTTCGTATCTTTCTCCAGTGTGTGGATCTATAACATATCCGTTATCTCTTATCCAAGTTTCACCTTTATAGTAAACAGCATAATCATCATAAGTTTCATGACCTATTTTCATTGCTGTTATGTGTTGCATTTCGTGAGCTATAGCCTGTTGCATCATTGGACTATTTACATCAATATCTTTACTTACATAAATACTTCCATCATTGTTTGCTTCTGCTAAAACTCCATCATCTAACTTTTTTCTAAATACAGGCGTGCCAGGTGCTATTTCATTTCCAGCTTTAAAATTAAATCTTCTTTTAATCTTTCCAGCTCGAGCTTCAAATTTTCTTGATGAACCTAGTTTAAACGCCATATTATCTATCTGGATCTTTTATCATATCATCAATAGCTTTGTTGTAAACTTTATCAGTATATGATTTGTTATCATAAAATATATTTCTTTGTGATGTTGGTAGATCTTCTTCTCCTAACAATACTCTATATATTCTACTTATTAATTGGCTGCACTTAAACGAAGTTTTAAATATAGAATACTTTATCGTAGTTCTATTTCTTTGTCTCCAAACTTCTATCCAACCTTCTTTTCTTAGACGCTCCCATCTTTCTTTATCCCAAGAATATGTGTATGTACCGTCTATAAACTCTTGTCTTGTAAACTTATCTTTGCAGTCTAAATATATCAACAGCTCAAGATCAGCATCTTTTAACCCGTAAGTCTTACAGGCCCATTTTCTAACGAGCCTGTAATACTTAAGGATTTGTAATTCACGAATATCGTGACTAGTTAATCTCAACTGTTATTAAGATACAGATAAAGATGCAGCAGTGTCAAACATACCTGTAATGTGATACGCGTCTCCTTCATAAACGATCTCAATAAAATCACCAAGCTCAAATTTATTAGAAGCAATTACAGCGCTAGTCGAACCTAGAGCATGCTCAACAGTATCACCTGCTTGAAGCGTTATACCATAAAAAGCACCAGCAATAGTAATAGTGTGAGCGCCTGAAGCTGCTTCACAAACAAACTTAGCGTTAAACCCATCTACTGGAGATGTAGGTAACGTAATTGTAGAGTTAGCACCAGTTGTTGGAACTAATACAACACTACCAGATTGAGCGTTTGTAACAGCAATATCATTAGAGCTGAAAGAAGCATCAATAATGTTTTTAAAGTTACCAGCACCTGTGTCTACAGAAATAGATGATACAGCTGTAACGTGAGGCACAAAATACTTACTGTTTTGATCATCTGCAACAACAACCATACCTTGTCTTCCATCTGCTAATAAAGCAGCTAAAGCTTCCATTACTGACTCTTCTTTTCCAGCAGTTACAGTTAAAACAACTGCATCTGTACTAGTAGCGGTCGCAGCAGCGCCTTGACCTAAAAATCTTAACGTTACTGCTGTCGTAGTAGATGACATTGAAGTTAAGTTACTTGCGAAGTTTGCATAAGACGTATCAGACGCATTATGAAATACTAACATGTTTCCCATTTTTTTTAATTTTTAAGGATTAATAATAATTTGTTTATCGTTTGTGTTTTGTGGGTTAAGGGTTGTGGTTTAGGCTTAATCAATTAATACGACGTCCATTTGTTTTATAACGCCGTAAAATTTATCGTTATGCTGAACGCCGTGCCCAGCGTGTCTATCATAATAGACTATATCTTTTTCTTTTATACCTTCTACAAGGTTTCCTACTGATATAACCTTAGCTTTTAAATATCTATTGTCTTCGTTTATATCGTCTGTAAGAACTAATCCACCAACCTTTTTGTGATCTTGCTTTATAGGCTCAATCACTATGTAATGATTAACTGCCTTCATTTATTCTAATGTTTGAAATTACACAGTCTGCGGATATAATAGTAGTTACAACTGAAACAGCGTTTTTAAGTGCAGTCTTAGTTACAAGCACTGGGTCTATGATGCCTGCTTCAACCATATTAACCGGTTTGCCATTAACTACGTTTAAGCCACAGCCTTCTTCTAAGTTAGCATCAAAGTCGATACCAGCATTATTTATTATAGTGCTAAAAGGTGATTGTATTGCTTTAAGCAGTATCTCTTCACCGACATTGTCGGTCGAAATTTTTTGAGAAGCATTTAGCAACGCTACACCACCACCAGGTACAATACCTTCTTTTAAAGCAGCTTTAGTAGCATATATAGCGTCTTCAACACGATCTTGCTTTTCTTTTAGTTCTACTTTAGAGTTAGCACCTACTTTAACAATACCAACGCAGCCAGATAACATAGTTAATCTATCTTGTAGCTTTCTTTTAATAAAAGGATTTTGCTCTTCAGCTATACGTTTATTAACTTCATCAATACGATCTTCAACTAACTCATGCATATCTTCTACAGTAACAACAGTACTTGTTTCACTAGTTTCAGCATATTCAACTTGTCCAAGATCTTCAGGCTTCATAGCATCAAGATCATCTCCAAGCTCTTCGTTAAATAGTGTAGCACCTGTCAATATAGCTAAATCTTCACATGTATCTTTTTTAGTAGGACCAAAGCCGGGTAAGTCAATAATATTTACTTTAATATTACCTTTCACTTTGTTCATTAGAAGCGCCGACTTTACTTGCTGTGATACTGGAGCTACTATAAGTAAAGCTCGGTTTTGTTTAATGACATGTTCTAGTATACTTTGTATCTTACGTATATTAGGTATTTCAGACATACATATTAATACATAAGGATTTTCAAGCTCTACCTTCTGTTTATCAGTATTTGTTACAAAATGAGGTGATGTAAAACCACAGTCCATTTGTACACCGTCTACAACCTCTATATAAGTTTCATCAGTTTCAGAGCCTTCCATTAGTACTACACCATCTTTACCTACAGCTTCGTAAGCTTCTGATATAATTTTACCAAGAGCTTCATCGTTATTACAGCTAATAGCTGACACGTTTTTAAGCATGTCACCTTCAACATCTATTTTAATAGTATCTAAATACTCATTTACTTTTTGTAAACAAGAGTATATACCTTCTTTAATCTCTCTTACAGAGTGATCTTTTAGATTATTATAAATACTTTTAATTAATGCTTGTGCTAAGACTGTAGCTGTTGTAGTACCATCACCTGCTTCACGAACAGTATTGCGAGCAGCTTCTTTTAATAAAGTAGCACCCATATTTTCAACCGGATCAAATAAGACTACGCTCTCTGCAACGGTTACACCGTCTTTTGTAATGACCGGTTTGCCCCTGCTGTCTTCGTAGATAACACATTTTCCTGAGGCTCCAAGGGTAGACTTAACAGCTCGGGCGAGCTTATCTACTCCCATGATGATTTTTTCTTTAGCTTCATCGCCAAAGTTAAGATCTTTGACAATTTCGCTAGGTAAATTGTATTCCATTATAGTAAATTAAATTAAATTGCTTTTTGTTGTCTGAAGATATTATCTAATCTTTTGTTTATAAATATCACCTTCAGCTGTATATTTAGTAATCACAGTTCTACCATTGTTTTTAACTTTTGTTTTTCTTATAGTAGGTTTATCTTTTACTTCTCCAGTAATAAACTTGTCGTGATATATAGTTTTACCTTTATCGTCTTTTTTTACTTTACCAAAAAATCTTCCAAAAAGATTTCTAATATTACCGCTTTTTAGTTTAAATGCCATGTTATTATTATTTAGCTTTGAATTTTTTCATTTGAAACCCTTTAGTTTTACCATAAATACCTTTTACATCTGTTTCACCTATTATTGATTGATCAGGGTTTTGTTCTGTAAATCTTATTTTTGCTTCATTCATTTTTTGTATCAAACTAACGTCTGCTGCAAAATCTGGAAACTCTTGCTCAGATGATATATTTTTTCCTTTAAGCACATCTTTAACAACAGCTATTGTTCTAGTCTTATTACCGTCTATTATAGTTTTAACATCTGTTACCACCCCACCACCTGTAACTAAACCTATAGAACCTTCATCAAATACAGTGCTACCATCAGGTGTTGTTATACCTAGCCTACCTCTATCTACAGTAATTTTTTTACTTTCACCAAAAGTTTCCTTTACGGTCTTATCGCCCATACGCGTTTTTATACTACCAGGCCTTCCATATTTTTCAGCTAAATACTCTTGTGAAGTATATTCACTAGGTTTAGCTATTAAGCTTTTATTTTTAATATCAGCTATCTGATAGTTTATTCCTGGTTTTTCAGTTTCTTCTGTTTTCTTTATATTAAGCTTGTTTTTTTGTATTTGAGCATCAAGAGCAGCAAGTCTATCTATTTTCTTTTGTTTTCTCTCTTCTATTTTCTTTTGTTGATTTAATTTTCCTTGTATTTTCTTTTGCTCTTTCTCTTCTTTTATCTTTTTTTGAAGATTTGCGTACTGCTCTTTTCTTTGTTTATCTTTTTCAACTAGCTCTAGCATTTTTTCTTCACTCACTTTTGACTTCGATGTCTTAAATTTACCAAGAATAGGCATAGAAGCAGATGTTCTTGATTTAGGTGGCGAATAATCTATGCTGCGAGTTACGTAACTACCGTCTTTTTTTCTTCTATAAGTCTTATCACCTATCTTTATCTTTCTAGCTAAAGTATCGCCTGTGCTTTTAAACACAGACGTACTTTTACTATATGATTTTGGTAGCTTAAAAGCCATATTATTTAAATGTTTTAATAACTTTAGGCCCTTTTGTAGCCTCTAATTTTTTCGTGAAGTGCTCGATGCTTCCATCAATGGCTTTTTCTGCGCCTTCTAGCGTTTCTCTACGTGTAACATCGACAAATTCATCGCTGTCAGGCTTAGAAACCTCTGTTTGATAGTAGCCGTTTGGTAATTGGGTAATACGCCAGTTAGCTTTATTAGCTAAATGCTCCCATTGACTTTTAGTTTTCTCGTTTACTTGTGGATTACCGGTCCACGTACTAGTTTTGTAATACAAATACGTCATTTTAATTGGTTTTTAGGTTAATATTAGTTTACGATGTATATAGTTACTTACAATTACTCAGATTTAGTACCTTTACCATCATTGCCTCTATTAGCTTTGACAGATTTGAACTTACCATCTTTGTGATCGTAGTCTTTTCCTTTGATATTTACACCTTTTTTCAAAGCAGCGCGTCTTTTACGCTGATTTTCAGCTTTTTTCTTACGTCTATCAGGCGTCATTGCGTACTTTTTATCGCGAATAGCCTTCATACGTCTTGCCGTAGCTGTTAGTTTTTGTTTTGCCATGATAATATTATTACATAGTAGTAAAGATAGTTAAAAATGTGACAAAAGGTAGCTACTAAGTAACCTTAATAGGCTAATGTCACATAAAATACGTTAGAAATATAGGAGTAGAGTGCTGCCCCCTACCTACCTGATAGCCAGCCAGTTACAAAATTTTTTATAAATGACCCCACGGGCCCATAATTGTAGCAAATTCGTACAGATTTTTTGCCTTTTACACAAATTAGGCACGCGGCGGTAGGCCGCCAGGCCGGGCCGGGCCGTGTATAGCATTGCCGTTTGCACAAATTAGTTTAGTCTGTTTATAGATAACTATACTGTAACTAAATTAAATTAAATTATTATGACTAACTTAACTACTAAAAGATTTGTAATGCGCAAGACCTTAATTGGTACTAACACAGTAATAACATTTACAACTAAGAAAGGTAACACATACAGCTACGACCACGACGCAGTATACTCAGCTAATCAAGAGAAACTAGAAAGTATGGAATGCTGGCATAAGTATGGTAACTATACTAACTCAAACAACTTACCAACTTGGGCTAGAGAGCATCAAGTAACTGCTGAGTAAGCAGTGAAGCTAACGCCGCCGCAAGGCGGTGTATAGCATGTGTGTATAGCAATTTTACTCGCCACTCGCACAAATTCAGTTAGTCTACCTTCAGATAATATAAATGTAACTAATAAAAAATAATACTTATGCGTACAGATATTTTAGCGACTATAGACGAGTTAAATCAGTACTTAAATGGCTACGTTACTGACGAAGCAATAGTAACTGCATTAAAAGAATTGTTGCACAAATTAAATAAGACTACTAACAGATAATAAAGACGTATTAAATAACTTAAATTAAATATTATGACTAAGAAAAGATTTGTATTAAGTAGAGCTCTACTAGGACAAGAAGTAGTAATTGAATTTACTAACAAAAAAGGTATTACTTACAAGTATGACCATGACCAAGTGTATGCTGTAAACCAAGAACGTATTGAAAATATGGAGTGTTGGCACAAATACGGTAATTATACAAATAGTAATAATCTACCTACATGGGCAAGAGAGTGCACTGTTGAATAAACAGTGACACTTGCCTATTACTAACTAATTACTTAACTACCTAATGTCACACTATTATGACTTATATACTTGAACTAATAACACTAATGACAATTGTAGGTACAATTTGTTACCTAACTGAAAAATTTGTCATAGAAAAAGACAATGAGTGCAATAGCTCTCAAAGAAAATAATACTATAAACAATTAACCTACTTTATTATGACAAAAGAATTTTATAAACTAGCAGACTATTATGCTTGGAAACTATTCAGTGAATTTGGCTTTGATACATGCAAGTATGAAGAGCGACAGATAATCTTACACAAATTAAATTTGTCTACTAACAGATAATATAACTGAATCAAAATTATATATACTATGCCAAATACTATTAAAAAACACCAACTTAAAATTATTACTTTAAACGGTACTAAGTACTACGGTTACTTACTACATCAACTACCTAAAAAGTACGAAGAAATATCTATGCTCGATCAATTTAACCTTAACGGTTTTACTTACATCAGCGAGCATGCCGTTGAACTTACTAAAAACCAATTAGACACTCGCACAAGCAATGTAGCGCTTGGCAACTTAAAAACTATATAACTATGAATACTATGGCACAAGACATACTACGCGAGCAAAAGTTAGCAGAGTTAGCATTAGCAATCAGACACCACGATCATTACCATAATATGAGTGATGACCACAGAGTATACAGTTCAGGTAGATCTGAGCGAGATACTATAATGCACGAGCTAGAAGATATGTTTGATAAAGTATCAGACAGATTAGAGTTCTGGAATACTAACTGCCCAGATGGCGTCGGTTACAAGCAAGATTACATTAACGAGTTAAAAGCAGAAGGTAAGTAATATGACACCAATAGACTTAGCAGTATACTTAACATTCTACTATTATTTAGTAGCACTAAAAAGATTTATATATGCCTAATATAGTAGTAATTTGGCCGTGTTAGCGTTTTGCTATACACAGCCGCTAAAATACTTGCACAAATTAAAATCAGCCACCGTCAGATAATATATATGACAAAAGCTTATTAACTATGGCAAACTATTGTAAGTGTGGTGCACCCGTACACCCAGTAAGACAAAAATACGGGTACAAAACTTGTGTAAGTTGTAGTGGTATCGAGCGTGTTGCTTGTGCTCCATTAACTAATCACAAGACAGGTAATACAATACAAATAGTGTCGCAAGCACAGTCTGCAGCACTAATAAAAGCAGGTAGTCGTAAAGGTTACGGTACTTGTCTTAAATAATAAAGTAGGTGTCGTCACTGTGTAAAGTAACCGCAACCCGCGAAAATGAAAGCGGTTCCTACTTTATAATAAACGAGTGTGGCGCGTGAGATGTGTATGTGTATGAGGTTCTTAGCCCTCCACAATCTTACTCACTTGGCCACCTCGTTTTATTAAGTAACAAATTAAATTAAATAGATATGATAGTATTAACAGTATTAGACTTTGAAGATGGTAGAGTATACCAGTATAAATTAGAGAACGCTTGTGAAGATATGGGAGGAAAACAATTCGAAGATATTATTGAAGCACAAGGTCACAGATTAAAAGATTGCGAGTGGATGTCGCATAGCGACGACACTATTAACAAGATTAAAATAGAATTATAATGAAAGAATTTGAAACAGATATATTCTGGTTAGATAAATTTGAAGGAAAAGCTCAAGGAGGCTTATGGTTTCGAGCATTTGACTTAAATAAATTTATACAAAAAGTACAAACTGACGACAAGAAAGTTGTTGGTATAAGATTTGAAGGAAATAATTTAGAACTAATATTTACAGAAAAATAATGGAATACATGTCAACAGAAATTAGAAGCGCGCGTGAAGCGATGACTATCTTCAAGATACTAGGTATCAAAGAGATAACAACAGAGCGTCAACGTAAAAATGGTACGCAAGTATTTGAGCTACCTATACATCAAATGTGGCAAACATGCGAGCCAAAACCTTTGCGATTTGCTACATATAAAACAGGTTATGTGCGTAATGTAAGTGACTACAACTCAAGCTCTTACCAAATTAACAAAACTAAAAAGCAACCAGCAGGTAATGGCTATCACTTTGAACATACAGAGCGTATACTTATTGAAAATTGGGAAGAGCGATTGATATACTTAGCTAAGTTTATTATAAAGAACTACTATCAAAAACCTACATACTTAATGAACGACTATACTATTGAGTGTTTGAAAGAAGCTTATTACGAGCAAAACAAAACAGGTTTACCATTTGATGAAGATGACAAGTTCTTCTGTAGCACAGACGACGTACAAGTAATAGTTAACGGACATAGATACAATTTATCATGAGTCCATTTTATAAAGACACAAGAGTAAACGGTAAGCTAGTTAGACTAGAAGACGTTATAGAAGAAACATATAATAGAGCATTAACAACTATTGATGATGCTTTATATGAGTTAATAAATAAAGATGAAGATGATCCAGATGAGTTTTATGAAGACTATAAAGAAGCATTTGGACATGTAGTAGAACAATTAAATAAATTTCACAATGTTGAAGATTAAGAATATATTTAAGTACGAACCTGAACTAGTTAAAAATTTAAAAGAGTATGACAAAAAAGAGAAAGCTAAACAGCAAAAATCCAAAGTACAAAACAAAAGCAGAAGTAAAAGCAACAACTAAAGAAGTAGCTAAAAAAGTATTTGTAGCTGAATCTAACGGTGCTAAAGTATATGCTGTGTTCTACAAGTAACACAAATTAAAAACGATTACTAATAGATAATATAATAAACCAAATTAAATTAAACCAATTATGACTAAATTAGAATTAGAAGTAAAGTTAGAAGCTTTACAAAAGTTACTAGGTGAAAAAGTAACAGAACAAACAAATTATCAAAACCAAATAAACGAGTTACAGCAAAAGCTAGATGACTTAAACAAACCAAAGCTTACAGGCGAGCAATTTAATCAAGTTGCAAAAGCAATTGAAACCGCCGTTATGAACTACCCACTTGACGACGTTGACAACTATAGCATTGACTATGGTATTGACTATGATAACAGAATAACTTGTGAATCATTTACCTTTGACTCTGCTGATGACTTAGCTGAAGACATAACTCGAGGTGTTGAGCACTTGTTTGCTATAGTAGATGATGAAGATGATAACCAAGAAAACCAAGACTAATATGAAAGACGGTGTATATGAAAGCGATAACGCTAGATACTTTGTACAAAACGGTAAAGTGCTAATGCATTTAAAAGGTATCGGTTGGTACAAAACAACTAAACATTTTAACTTCGGTAAATGGGTGTCAGAGCTTAACTCAGCAATGAGTGATAACTTTAGTCATGCATATACTATAGCAAAACAGTGGTAATGAATTTGTTAACACAGAACAGTAAAATTAAAAAGACATCAAAGAAGTTTGGAGTTAGGTTATTTAATTTCGGTATACCAGCATATAAATCGGTGTCAGGTAAAATTACCTGCCCGTTTGCTGGTGACTGTGTTAAGTTCTGCTACGCTCAGAAAGGCGCTTACATCTGGTCAAACGTTAAACCAGCATTTGAAAAGCGTTACGAGCTTACCAAAACAGATGACTTTGTTAATAAGATGAACGAAGAAATAGCTAAAAAGAAACCTGACTATGTAAGGGTTCATGACAGCGGCGATTATTATTCACCAGCGTATTTACGTAAGTGGCTCGACGTTGCTATACACAACCCACACGTTCGCTTTTACAGCTATACTAACAGCGTTAAAATGCTTAAAAGTGTGACACTGCCTGCTAACTACGATATTATATTCAGCGATTCAGGCAAGCAAAAGCATTTAATTGACAAGCAAAACGATCGACACACTAAAATATTTCATAGTCATGACGAACTACTATCAGCAGGTTATGTAGACTCTTCTGAGTACGATCTAATGGCTACGAAATGGTATAACAAGAATAATAAAATAGGATTAATATTTCACTAACATGACAGCAGATGTAGTAAAAAACTATATTATTAACGAACTTAATAGTGAGCCAAGGCATAATTGTAAAGCATTGGCTTACGCGTTTAATGAAGTGTCGAATAGAACTAACATAGACGCTAAAAAATTAATGGCGCTATTATTAAATAACAAACCTATACCCGAAGAAAACACTCATAGCTACGGTTTCCACACCTGGCAAGGCCGTGAGTTAATAGAAGGTATGCAAAATTTTTATTATGAGTACGAGAGCACAAGTTAGATTTGCTACGCGCGAATCAGGGCAATCATTTGCCACACATCCAAAAGTTATACATGCGCAGTTTTATGTACATTACGATGGTTATCCAGAAGGACTAGGCGTTGATATAGCTAAATCATTTACTAAGTATGGTAAGTTAAATCATTGGGAGCTAGAAGAGTTAACAGCTAGACACGATGACTTAGAATATATATATTATATATGGCAACACCCTATGAAAGAAACATTTATAAGTATATTTGCAGTACGACCATTTACAGATCTAACTGGCGAGTGTATATTTGTAGGTACACCAAGTGATCTTATAGATAAGTACTCACAAATTAAAAACGAAAGCTAATGGATAATATAACTATGACAGATAAACAATTAAACGAACTAGTAGATAAACTAGCAGGCGCTATGATTAAGCGTATCTACGGTTACGAACAAAAAGATGCTAGAGATAGAATGTCTTATTATGCTGATGACTTAAACGATCACGCTGTTGGAGAATTAGCTAGGTTAATGACACTAATAAACTTATATGAAGACCGTGAAGAGTACGAAAAGTGTGCTGCAGTTAAAAAGCATTTAGACAAAGTTAATAAAATTGTAGAAAACTTATGAACATATTTTATTTACACCAAAACCCAGAACAAGCCGCTAGGTATCAATACAATAAGCATGTTGTTAAAATGATACTTGAGTCAGCTCAAATGTTATGTACCGCACATCACTGTATTATGACTGACGATGCTGATGTACCATATAAGATAGCACATAAAAACCATCCATCTAGTATATGGGCTAGACAATCAGGTGAAAATTATACATGGTTGTATAGGCACATGATGGAGCTAGGTAGAGAATATGAAAGACGTTATGGTAAAAAGCATTTATCTATAATTAAATGTGAAGATCCATTATCTATATTGCCAGGCGGTATATTAGAAACAGGATTAACAAAAATGCCACAGTGTATGCCTGATGAATACAAAGATGATTGCAGTATACAAGCTTATTGGAACTATTATATACATGGTAAAAAAGATATTGCAAACCTTAAAACCGAAAAATTATATGAGCAACGACCTAAAGAAACGTATTAAGCAATTTAATGAAATTAAATTTGCAAACGATAAAGGCAAAAGAATTATTATCGCATCGTTAAAACCAGTGGGGACTGTGACAACAGCCCCTAAGAATAATTAATAATAGGCTTATGTCATACGATAGAAACCTTACATATTTAAATAATAATAAGATTATATATAGACGCTTACCTATAACTGATAAACCAGATATTGATACTAAAGAGTTTATGTACTTTGAAAACGGAACACATCAGTGTTATGAGTTGTTTCGATCGTCTGCAAAAATAAATACTTATAAATCTCTTAAATGGCATTTACTTACATTATGGTATTTAAATCCAAGTTTAAATCCTGACAAGTTTACAGATCTAGCATTATATATAACTCACAAGCCAAACGGCTTTGTTACTTTTAATATAACAACAGATGCTTTAAATAAAATAATATATGAGATTAGCATGTTAGATCTTGATCGTCCACCTAAAAACAAGTTGCGTAAAGTTATATTTAAACCTTTTAGTGGATTGACAAAAGAAATGAAATTATCTATTGTAGGTCAACTAATAGGCGTAACAAACAAGATACATCCAGATGACATATATGCAGTTATGATAGATATGCATGACATGAATAAAAAGATTACAATAGGACGCATCGCAGGGCTATTAGACTGTTCAGCTAGAACTATATATAGACACATGTGTAATGATTTAAAAAGAGAAAAAGAATTATTAAACCAACAATTATTAAAATGAAAAAATATAATCAAGAAAATTATAATAGGTATAAAAACGATTTAAAAGTTAACATAAAACGTATAGGTAAAAAAGAGTGGAAAAGTTATAGTAGAGATGAGTTAATTATTATGTTTATGCCTTTAGTAGAAAATCTTGCTAGAAAATTTTCAACATCACCTCAAGCTTCTGGTGTTATGACTATAACAGATATGATAGAAGAAGGTAGTGTTGGACTTATTAAAGCTGTTGATAAGATTATATGGAATACTATATATGAAGCTGATAATCCAGAAAAAAGACTTAAATCTTTTTTAGCTAAACGAATTAAAGGTGCAATACGTAGAGCTATAGATAATAATCGTGGCAGCATGCGCATACCAGAGCACAAGCTTAATGAAATAAGAAAAGACTTTGATAATGATAAAAAAGCAGCTGAAATGTATTTTAACTCTATATTTACATCAATAGAAGCTTTAGAAAATAAAAATGTTATATATGATATACCAGATGTTGAAGAAGAATTAAACAATAAAGACATTAATAAAGCTTTATTAAAAATACTAGACTTATATTTAAACGATAAAGAGTCTCAAGTTATAAAAATGAGTTATGGACTTGACTGTAATAAAAAGTCTGCTACTGAAATAGCTAATCATTTAGGTATTAAAGGCAACAGTTCTTATGTACGTGTTTCGCAGTTAAAAAAGCAAGCTATTGACAAGTTAAAACACAGTGTAAAACACTCGCAAGTAGCTGATTATCTGTAAGTTACTTTGTTAAAAGTAAAGATTATCGTGTGACTATATATATAACAAAACCAATATACCAAATGACAGAATTAACTAAAAAATTAGCTGATGTACAGACTAAGTTAAAAGCTAAAAAGTCTTCATACAA